TTCCCCCAATGCCGGATGCAAACTCTATCCACGAGCATCTCTCATCCATCTTAAACGGAAAGATTGGCAAACTCGCCAAAGAAATCGCAGAAGAGACGGCGGCTGACCTGAACTTGAATATGGAAAACGAGACTTCAATGAAGGGGGTATTTCAGCAACTCCTTAAAAATCCGAGCAAACTTTCGGGGATTATTAAGAATGTCGGTTCAAAACTCGATTCAAAACTGAAGTCTGGAGAACTTAAAGAGAGTGAGATAATGCAGGAGGCGAGTGAACTGATGTCAAAAATGAAGAATATGCCTGGAATGAATAATTTGGCGAGTATGCTGAGCAAGATGGGGATGAATGTTCCGGGGGGGATGGGTGGAGGTGGTGGCGGTGGCAAAGTCAATTTTGGTGCAATGCAGTCGCAACTGAATAAGAATATGAAACAATCACAGATGCGTGAGAGATTGTTGAAGAAGGTGCAGGAACGGCAACATACGGCAGCGGCGGCAGCGGCGGCAGCGGCGACGACCTCTCTTCCGGCCAACACACAAACAACCGCGGTATTCAAATCTGGAGAGAAACCGGCTAAGACACCGAGACCTACGAATGATAAACAAAAGAATGATTGATTCATAATTCATAATTCATAATTCATTCTTCATAATTCATAATTCATAATTCATAATTCATAATTCATAATTCATTCTTCATAATATATAAGTATTAGAGTATCTTATATATTACCATATATTCCGAGAGCAAAATGGCAAAAGATCAAGTTTTCTGGGTAGAAGATCCTGCTACGCTTATGAACAAGGACTATATTCGAGAAATATGGCCACAAAAATCGATGGAACCACCTGCGAAATTGAACGCAATAACTCGGTTTATAATTCTTGCAACAATTTTAGGTTATCTCATAACATCCTCTTTTTCGATTTTTATGTTGGGGGGTATTACTTTAGGAATTATTGTTATGATTTATAATTTTATGTATAAGGGGAAGAGTGGAATGGAAGTTGAACAAGCCAAAAAGATATTAAAAACGAAAGAGGGTTTCGCGAATAATATCGATAAACCGGAAATGTATGACCTAATGCGCGATGAGTTTACGGCACCTCAGCCCCAGAATCCGTTGATGAACCCTCTCCTGCCAGAGATTGTCGACAATCCTCATCGTAGAAATGCAGCCCCGTCCTTTAATCCCGCAGTAGAAAAGGATATTAATGAGGCAACGAAGCACTTTGTATCTGGGAGTATGGATACCAACGCAAGTAATGTCATCTTTAATGGGTTCGAAGTCCCCGCACAACCACCTAATCATACCCCCGAAGAAACATATGGCAAATTATTCGGAACTTTAGGTGATAATGCTGTTTTTGAATCTTCGATGCGACAATTTCATCCAGTAGCGAATACTCGTATTCCAAATGACCAAGACGCATTTGCAAAATTCTGTTATGGGGATATGAAGTCGTGTAAGGAGGGAGATGAATTCGCGTGTGGCCGCATCAATTCCAGGTTAGGTCAGGTTGTGGGGCAGTAGTTATGTTATGGCTGGTGGAACTCGTAATCATTCCATTCCATTTCATTTCATTATATTTCATTATATTTCATTACATTATATTACATTATATTACATTATATTACATTATATTATAAGATAAAATGGCCTACGTTAATAATTTTGCATTTGACAATATGTCCCGTATTGGTTGCGATACGGGGGATCTCTCGCAGCGCAATGTTCAGAATTTGAACGCAACCAATTATGCGCTAAGCAATTTCTTTTCAACGGATTGCCAGATGGAGCGCCCGATTCAATTTGCGACGAGTCAGCCTAATGTGTTTTATAAGGGTGGCCACGGTGGATTTGGTGGTTGCACGGTGGATACAAGTTCGGAGTTGTCGATTGGTAGTTTAAATACCCACGCAAAGTGTAAGTTGAGTCTCTTAGAACGTCCTTTCAAGACCGTTCCTTATTTAGGGCGTGGGGCCGTAAATGTAGATTTTGAATCCAAGATGCTTCAAGGCGACACAAATACGAATAAGAAGAGTATAACTCAAATTTCCGAGCAATTGAACTCTGCACACGGCGAATATCCTCTTCAGGAGGAGTTTAAGACGACAATCAACAACCCGGCGAATTATGTCGAAGGTGCCGCTGTAAATGGATGGATTCGTGGCGGGGTTCCATCTCGTGAGCTGGTGCGCGATCACGAGTATATGTTTAATGGTGGTAGCAAGTAATGTCGATACTTGAGAGACGATATAAAGTTATATTTTTATATAGTTTTATATATTTGAAATGGCCGAGACCACCACCGCCGCCACCACCGCCGCCACCACCGCCGCCCCCGCCAATGAAGGGGTAGTAGACCTATCGGGATACCAATATGACCTCGTACTCACGTATAAAATGATAGACGATGCAGATGACCAAGATACACTTTTCCGAATCCAATTTCTTCAGGCGTTTGGATTAACGAACGATGAATATCATCCGGAGATTGTTTCGGCAGTAATCGACGACTTGTATGAACGATTCCGAGAGAATCCAGGAATACGAGAGATTATAGAGTCGCATCCACTATTTCAACCAGGGACGACGACGAACCGCGATGATGACGGCGAAGACGACCGCGACGACAGCGGCGGCGAAACAAAACAACCGTCCGGACATTCTATTTGTCCGAACGATAACGGTGAGATGATTTTCTGTATGATGTTTTCATTTCAACTCTTTGATTTATTTCACACGTGTTTGCGATGTGTCAAGCGCGATGAAGCTATCCCTGAATCGATACGATGCGACATCGCGGAATGTTTTCGAACAATGTTTTAGGCGAAACCAAGTATAATACTAATAATACTAATAATACTAATAATAATAATATTATTTTATATCATAAGAATAATATTACACAATGGCATCTACGCGAAATAAAAATACGCGGTCTGATTTTAAGATCGAGCAAAATACGCAAAACCTTGCACGGAATTACGTCGCATATGAAAACAGTTATGCGGGTAAGGCGTATGAACCGGCCCTGGCCTACGAGAGTGTCGGCATCCTCCCGACCAAGATGTCCCGCGAACACTTCTCCCAAAACTCAGTAGATATTGAGTCTGCATTATTCGGTATTAATTCCACAAACCTTGTAGACCCCCAGGCGCCCGTCGTCCCCCAATTGAAGCAATTGCCCGAGGTTAAATTCTTCGAGAGAATGGCGCTTTTTATGCCGGAACCGTTGGTTGTGGAGAAGGCAGCGAGACCGTTTCAACACGCGGAGTCGAAATTGTTTTAGGGGGGGTTGCGCCCCCCAACGACGCATTGGCGGTGCGAGTGGGAGGAGGGTGGTGGTGGCGTGAGTGTGGTGGCGTGAGTGTGGCGGCGTGAGTGTGGCGGCGTGAGTGTGGCGGGTCTATTCGTTTTTAAGGTTCGTTTCGCCGAGTTGTGTATACGACCTTCCCGAATATTTATCTAATTTTCCGAGATAAATATCGCCATTTTTGACCTGACGCGGTGTAGGGATGCTTGTATGGGTTATTTCCGTCACGAGTACCTTTCGGGCGCCTTGTATCCAGTATGTATATGGTGGACTCGTTATGATTTTTCCAGCAACAACATGTTCGGTCGGATGTGATATTCGTAATTGTTGTTGCGCCTGAGAAAACCATCCGTGATATTCGCTAGTGTCTTCTGGATATGGGGTTGATGGCGGAGTAGTCGGTTCAAGTCCTGAAGGTTGCATCGTTCGCGTATGTGTGTGTGTGTGTGTGTTCGTTTGATAATAGTAATTATTAATATTATCAATCAATTTTTTAGTCTGCTACCGCCACTGCTGCCACTGCCGCGTACTGTATTAGTCAACATTCAATCCTGCAAACTGATTATGTACCTTGACGCTACCGGTCGATTTTGCCCCTTTTAGACTTTTATGTTCTTCGTTATTTTTGGGAGGGTCAATCGTGAGTGCCGGAACCATACGTCCACCTCTAGCATTTCGTGCGCTACGAAATCCTGAACGGGTATCTGCATCTTCACGTGGTTGTCGTTCGCTGCCAGGTTTTGAACGTTCGATTGTCTTTTTTTGAAACAAGGGCCGATGATGCCTTTCAGGTGCGCTACTGACACAGTCGGTAGTAGCCCCCGCCTCCGCCTCCGTGTTCGCTGCGTTCGCTGCGTTCGCGGCACTCAAACACGCAAATTGTTGCGCAACCGCCAGTTGATTCACGTAGTTAATGACAGTATGTTTCGTAACACCTGCACCCGACACCTTCATCGTCGCTAAATACACATCATAGTGCATCTTGTACATGTGTGTCTTCAACTCACGGTTGTAGTCTTTCAGAGGTTTAACTACCTTCTTGACATAGTGCGCGATATAGGATTCATAAAGGCGCTGTGTATAATCGTGCAATCCGTCGCGGAACTGGCGGAAAATGCGCGAATGTTGTGGATGATACTTCAAATATTCGTCGATTCCGTGGTCTTTACGAAGTTGAAGATAGTGCGCCATCAATTTCTGCTCCATCCCCTTACGCTTCTTCACATTTTCGTATTTGGGGTTGCGCATTTTATAACAGAATCCGGTATCTTTATCCACGAATACCACCCCAGGCAAGGATGCATTTTGGGCCTCCATCGAACCATACATCTGACAATAATCTTCCACCGTGTGTGAAGTATCCGCACCCGCCGCATCCGCCGCATCCGCGACACACGTCAACCCAGAAGGCATATGCGAAACACTTCCGCCAAAGTTCGCTGAAAAGATATCTCGGTCAATGCGAATTGCACTTACGCCGACGGCATCAGTTGCAGGTGTCAATTGGTAAACTGCAACCAAATACAGCTTTGGAACAGTTATGGGAAGAACAATTTGATTTTTAGGGTGTTGAACAACCAGAGAGTAGCAATAATGTTTTGGAATCGTAGCCAAACCGCAAGGAAGCAAACTCAATACTTCACAAATACGCCGACGAAGTACTTCCGGAACACTGAGTTTTTGAAACGGTATACGCGCATTCTCCTCCACGGCGGCGGTGGCGGTGGCGGTGGCGGTGGCGGCGGTGGCTTCCTCAGAAGCATTCACCTGGTCATTGGCTTGTGCCTCAACAATATGGTCAAATGACACTTCGCCCACACAACTCTTGGTTGCGATATACCATTTACCCGCACTCTCACTCCAGAACAAATTAACCATAATACCCTCCACCAGCTCCTCCGCAGTGATAACTCCGTCGGGCAAATTAACAGACAACGCCTTCATTTCATCTGTAATCTTCAGCATTTTGGGAGGCGCAATGCAGCAGATACGACCACAACTGTCAACCACCACCGAACGAAATCGCCCCAATGTGGTATACTGCTCCTTGGTAAGTTTAGCGCGGTCATACTTCAACGTATAAAACACCCCTTCCTGAGTTTTAGAAAAGTGAAAAATAAACCCTCTCTCCGCACACCACGAACGAATATTAGTTGTCTCGCTTTCAAAAGCACCTTCTTCCGTTGGTATCGATGCAACCTTATCAACAAGGGTGGGGAAATCGGGAAACTCGAGAGATGATATGGAAAACATAACGATGATATACTATATTATCATAGGAGTAATCTTTATATCTGTTTGATATAAATACATAATACATAAAATAGTAGATACATATACTAGTAGACGTAATGGAGGAAGAAGAACCCGGATTCGGTGAAAGTGGCGGCGGGGAAGCCCCCACCACACAAGAGGCTGTGTCTCTATCGATTGAACTCGGCGATTTTATAAAAATTATTGCACCTACGCATCAGGAAATGCACAACCATACATTTTTAGTCGATTATCTCTCATCACGTAAAATTAAAATTATTGATATCGAAACGGGGGATCCGGCTCTTTTAAAACTCGACGCAACCGGAAATCTGACGGATGAAAGTATAACCTCCATTGAACTTTTAAGTCGAGCAGATAATAGGGGATATGCAAGACAAAATAATTTAGTCGTATCAACGTGGATTGATATTCGATTCGGTGGCGATATGCCGACAATTATAACCGGTATGATTACAAATCTAGAGGAAGATATGATTGAAATCCGCACGTACCCGGAAGATGAAATGATCTATATTAATTTTGGGTATATGGGTATACCTGAAGAGCTTCCCATCGAAGAGATCAAGATTCGCGCACCACCCTCGGCGTTTGGTCGTGCAGATACTGGGTCTGGCGCTGAGGGCGAGGAGGCCGGGTTTTTGACAATGGGGATGGATGCAGTTGGCGGCCCTTCCTCCGATGACACGACGCTATCCCCGCTTGAGCAACGTCGTCGTCAGCGACAATTAGCTCGGGGTGCCGAACTTGCGGGGGAAGATGCGACAGAACAGCCGGTGGGTGAGTCGGAATATACCATACTGTCGCAATCTACTGCAGCCGCTGCTGCTTCCGCCGCCGGCGCCGCCGCCTTTCCTCTTCCGACAACCGCGATTCGAGAGAAATTGCGCACAATCCTTCTTGACGCGGACCAAATCCAAGTCGGCGAAGATTTGGATGTTCTCGTTCAAATGGTAGATATCCCAGACGAAAACCGCCGTTTTAATTTAGAAAAACAATGCGATGATCTCCTGGATACACTAATGTCGAATGTCCCTGCACCCGAAAAATCCCGTTCTGTTCTCGCCAATATTCAGCGTATGGTTATCCGCTTTCGAGAGCTAAGGCATAATTTCTCTCGGTTTGATACAAATGGGAACCCCTCCATCCCACCGCCCAAAAGCGCGTTGTATCGCCCTCTCGTAGAATCATTAATGAAGATGGATAATGCTCTTCGCTGGATTATCCCGATTGTCAGGACGCGCAAGGTTATTTATGATATTCCTATTGACGAGAGAATGGCGGCTGAAATGGACGTTGTTCCGCGCTTGATTCAAGAAGAACGCGAGTCTGAAAATGAACTTCAGCGTCAGTGGTATGACGGTTCGCTCACCTATTCTCAGTATATGACAAATCTCTCGGCGCGTCATTTTACGCCGAGTACCGACCCGCGATACACGCACGATGTTATTTCTGTGCGCCAGGTTGCCCAAAATATAACCGCTGTTATTGACAATTTAGATGATTTTTATTCGTCGGTTGTCGCAGGTGAGGAAATCAAGCGGCGCAGGTTTGTTATCCAAAAATATAATTTGGGCCTTATGAAGGTGAAACCTGCAACTTCGGTTTCGTCGGCGATTTTCAAACGCACCACCGAGTTCACAAATGCAACTCCAAATGACCGTATGAATATAACCGGGTTTATGACATTTCCGCAACCAGTTATGCATTATTCGCGGATTACGCTCCCCACGATTAATATTCTGGATAAGTGCGACCTTAATGACAAGCACGTTCATTACTGGGATATGATGCGCCAGACGATGACACTTACAACGCACGATATAACTGACCTTACCACTCCACTCGACTTGAATGCCCACGCATTACTTACCGAAATCAAACAGTTTGTATTGGAACCACCGTCGGGAATGGGCGCCGCCGCCGCCACCGCTGCAGCCGCTGTATCTGAGCGCGATAAATATCGGAAGTTTCTTGAGGTTATTATACCGAAAACTCGTAATATATTTGAAATGATGCGTCAGTATATTCACGGTCGTCTAACCTTACAGGATGTTCTCTCGTTCATTGAACCCTTCCTTGTGTATCAGGAGGATTTGAATGTGAAACAATACGATGAAATCGTGGCGTTTCTTTATCAGCGGGTTCTTGAATATAAGCGGAATTACGCAACGAACTTTCGTAAGTTTGGGCGCTTACGCGCGTTTCATTATAATGTGCGCTATATGGGGGTATCTATGATATACAAATTAATTGTCACGGGTAAAATGATGGACGCGGATGTGTTCAAAGCGTACGGGTTTCAAGATACTCAGGTGCGTTCGGGGGGACAGGCGGCAGCCGCACTCGATGAACGACAGCGTCAACAAAATCGCGGACGGGCGTATGCCGCTGGATTATCCGACCAAACAGAATACAATGAAAATCTTCTCTCGTCATCCGAACTTTTATCGCGGATGTTGGCGGTGGATTATGCGAAACTGTATATGGATGCGGTTGCAATAACAACGACCGAACTCATAACGCCTTTTGATTTTAATCTTGTACTGGGAGAGCAGAGTCAACAATTACGAGATGCGGGTGCAATGAGAGGGGGCGCACCAGGAAAAGGGGGGGAAGCGGCAGCAGGAGGAGGAGGAGGAGGTGAGGCTAGAACCGCTCCTAAACGATTCGGACTTGTTCTGGCGAAAAACTACCCCAATGAAGAGGCCATCCAGGAAGATGATGACCGAGGCCAACCCATCTTTTTTGATAAAAAATATGATACCACTGATTACGCATTCTTAGAATCATACCGAGAGGAACAAGAGAGAATGAGTCCCGTGGATTTCTCAATGTTCCTTGTAGACGAACTTATCAAGAAGAAGAAAATGCCCTATGAAGAAGCAAAGAAGGAGTCGGAAGCAATCTTAATCGGGCCGGGGATGCGTCCCGTCAACGATGGGGATTACGCCGTCGTAGAAGTAGAAGAATATGTAGAACCGGTTATGTCTGGAACCTCTCGTCAGGGATTTCCGTCGGACGAGGATGCGTTGGGAACAACCGAGACGAAGTTTCTTTATTTTAAACGCGATAATGGAAAATGGGTGCGTGATACAAGTATTCCCGAGATTATTCCAAGCAGCGACCGCAACTATTTCTGTAATGTAGACCGGGATTGTATTCCATTTGCGATAGAGGCCTCACGAAATCTGATGTATCAATCGGATGAACTCGGCGGGGCCGGCGGGGGTGGGGATGGCGGCGCAGCAATCGCACATATAACAAGCAAGGATGGCGCGGATGCAATTAAAAAGGCATTCCTCGACAAAATGAAGGCGGAGTTTGATGTCAAGTATCAGGTAACTCGCGAGAGATTTACAGAGTTTGTTTCCAAAAAGTTCGAATATGACCTAAAAAATATTGGCCGTATAACCGAACTGCAAAACAAGGATTTTTATAAGTACAATGACCGTAAATACAAGCTCGGGTTTCATGTACCATCGAAATCCGCGGATGGCAGCGATGTGCTAGAGGAGGAGGAGGACATATTCGACGCAATCATTTCGCCAATGGAGCCACTTAAAGACAAGATTATTGCGCAAACCGATTTCGTGAAACGCCAACATGACCTTCTTCAGTTTATAACCAGCTTTACGCGCAAGGCCAATGAAATTATGGATGAAGACTCGAATTGGTTATATTGTGTTAAATCAAACGCAAAATTGCTTCCGTCGTTTTATGAGACGATTGCGATTGCATTTATGCAAGGTGGTGTAGGGAGCGTAAACTCGCTTTCGGTCGTTATTGATACAATTTGTAAAGAGCGCGGAACAATCAGCGACGACGGTGAGGCGTGGGTGGATAAATATAGCGGTGCGCTAATCAAGAAGATTGAGCACGTTTCCGAAGAAGGGTATGATGAAACCGGGTTTCGTCTTGTCACGAGAGATATTATTGAAGCCGATCTTGGTGAAGGTGTACTGAAAGTCGCAAAACCGGCGGCGGCGGCTGGAGGAGGGGCGGCGGCGGGGGGCGGCGGCGGTCTCCATGGTATTAGTATTGTGGAGAAATACGATAGTCCGAATGCCCGTATTATTAACAATATAATTACAACAATGACGGGGTATATGGGGATTGAACTTCATCCGGAACGCGAATTCATTATTCAGAATACACTCGCATTATTGGAAACATCGGTTCCTTCGGAAGACAAATATCGTGAAAGGTCGGAGAAAATGTTTCGAGAGAAAGGGAAACATTTACCGCCGTATAAAGAGACGTTTTTCCAGACGCTTCTTCTTCTGACATTGTCGTATTTGACGGTGGCGATTCAGTGTGCGATTCCTACGCCAAAGACGCGCAAAACCCACGCCGGATGTGTGCGTTCATTTTCGGGATATCCGGTCGATGGTGATGGAGATGTTTCGGGAATGATGTATATTGCGTGTATTGCATACAAAATCAAGACGAGTATCGAGCCGTGGAATACATTGAAATCCTTCAAAAAAGAGGGCGATATTCTTGCCAAGTTGAAAACGCTGATTGATACGCTGATTATTACAAAACCGGCGATAAAGGAGAAAATGCAGATGAAGCGTGATTATATGGCTACGATTGCAGCAGCAGCCGGGGGCGGCGGCGGTTCCGCCATTCCAGGGGAGTTATCTGTATTGCGTTGGGGTAATTTTATGCCCCCGATGAAATCTCTCGACAATATGCCAACGCCGCAAAATGTTGCATCAGAGTTTACGAATCAACTTATAACAGATATGAAACGAGGGTACCATGGTCAGCATGAAAAACTCGCGGTTCTTGAAAGTAAGTGCCAATATTTCAGTCTCTCGATTCAACAAATGATACATTCCGTTGTCAAGAATAGTAGCCCTTTATTGATGAATATGGCGAGTGAACCGTTCCTGGAAAATGCGTGTTGCAATGATCCGGTAGACCGAAGAAGTGCGCGTGTCGTTGATTATTTTATGGAACGCGAACAGAATATCCATCATCATAATCGGATTATTGGGTTCCTGACAAAAACTGCGAGAGATATGGCGGTTATGACCCGGGCTACGACAATTATCGACAATCGGAACACCCGTTTTCAGTATCCTAATATTCCGGCGGATTTTAACGAACAGACGATTTATCGTGCGTTTATTCATTATTGTAGGATGAATCAGCAATACGTTGCAGAAGAGGCGCGAGGAGAAGAACGCGGCGGCGGTGGCAGCAGCAGCGCAAACCCGGTTGCAACCGCCGTCTCGATGTATTTGCATCCGGCGATCCGAGAGATTTGCCCTCCACGCCCCCAAGATTGGAATCCGGCTGATATACTTGAAACAAAGATTCAGAAATTGAAGAAGGACTCGAGTATTTTCGACGAGAGTAGCCTTGCGAGATTATTGAAGGCAGTGAATGGATATAAAATGGTAGACGCTGGGTATAAAACGGCGATAAGACCACAAGAAAATACGCAATTACAGCGGTTTCAGGATGCAATTCTTCATTTGGAACGGGGTGATAAGAGCGACGACGAACGCGGTGGTGGCAGCAGCGGCGGCGGCGGCGGCAGCGATCTAGACCGGTCGATTATTCCGAGAGAACTTCGCCATATGATACTCGCCATTCTTCAATCTAGATCTTCAATGGTTGTGCAAGAAGACACCGAGGATATGCGTGAACTGAAGAATTATTTACAGACGAGAAACCGCGAGATGCGCACCACGGTTATGGGATTTCTTCAGCAGCACGGGAAACAAACCAAAGGGAAGTTTCGAGAGATTGAGCGCATCATAGATACAATCCTGGATTTCGAAATCAATAAGAGCAGCACCGTACTAATGTCGTCAACCGACGAGACTACCGCGAAAAGTATCCAATTTATGCGGAATACGCTTACACGATTGATTGATATTATCCCCAATATCATCAATAATGGGGTCGATTTTGATGATACAAACATCCCGAAGCATTGGGGGTTTTCGCAAATGCATATGAAGGATGTCAGGGGTATCATTTCATCGCATTACACGTCTCTTAAATCGTTCTACAATGACCGCGTAATTAAAGAAGTCCTGTACCACGCGGATAAGCATGTTCGCGATCTGAAAGTAATGATTGACAATACGCCGTTTATGGCGGAAATATTCTTTGATGAAGAGAAGGACGCAAAGATTGCGGCAATGGCTGCTGCATTTGCAGTGCAAAGCCAAGGTCTAGGTGGTGCGATTGCGGTTTCAAGGCGCGAGGAGGAGCCTCGTGAAGTGGACGTTATGAAAGAACTCGGTGAGCGTGTTCCGCATTCTACGCGCAAGAATATTTTCACGATGTATTCCGTGTTTGACCGCCTAACTGTTCGCAATTTATATCTCTTCTATTTTCTCTCGTTTATGCGAACATTTGTTCAACTCGTAGCGGAGACGCCAATCAGTATTTATCAATCGGAACCGATGCGAGTTGTACGACGAGGTGCAGCGGGAGCGGCGGCGGCGGCGAAGACGAAAAAGGGGCGCAAACCGGCCGCCTCTGCCGCATCGGATACACCCGGCGCAATTTCGCGCACCGCTAATTTTCGCGAAGATGAAGATGAAGAACAGGATGATATTGACCCACATTCTCGGTTATATTCCACTGATATAGCGACAGCCGATAAAGCGCAAATCCTTAGTGAAATGGATATTGCGATGGGTGATAAGAAAGCTCTCGGTCAACGTGTTTCTGAACTCCTTATTGCGTATCTTCGTATGATTGAAAAAGACAAGTCCGCGATTAATTTCAACCTGGCCAATATTAAGGAGAAACTCACCCGCGTAAAAGACAAGGAGAAAGATGGAGTTGTCGAGAGAATTGGTGCAATGTCGGTGGGCGAACGTCAACTGGAAAATATGATGAAGACGCACAAGATGGGTATCTGGAGTCGCGGAACGTCGCAGACCGGTGTCGTTATTTACGACCAGGATTATTATGATGAAGAACGTGAAGAGATGGAGAAGATCGCGCAAAAGGAGCGACAAATGGGACGCCGAGACTATGTCACGGATATGAACCGAGAGATTTATGTTATGGATGCGCTGGAGGCGGACCGGTCCGCGGCGGAAATCGAGGCGCACGAACTGGATATGTCCTCGGGTATTCCAGAGGATGATGATGCGGGAGAGGATGATGCCGCGTATATTCACCAACACGACGACGAAGGGGACGCCGGAGGCGGAGGTGGCGGCGGCGGGGATTGGGATTAATGATGCCGTCCCCATCCCCATCCCCATCCCCATCCCCATCCCCATCCCCATCCCCATCCCCATCCCCATCCCCATCCCGAAATAATAGTATTTGAATAATATAAGTACGCCGCCGATACAATGAATCAAAAGGTTATTATTTATATTATTCTCTCGGCGATTCTACTTTACTTGTATTACAAACGAGGCAACCTTGCCATATTTGTGGCGTTTGTCGTAGTGGTTGCAGGGACTCTGATATTCCGGGGCGATAATGATGAACTCGAAGGGTTCGGGATAGGCGGTGGTGGTGGAGGCGACAAAGACTGCGCGAAGATGGGATTTACAGAAACAAAGATGGATAAAAAAAATCTGATAGGAAGTTTGAAAAAAATAAATGATAATTTTAAAAAAGCGTTACTCAAATATGCGAAATTTAATGATGATGGTGCGCCTGAACCCAAGAAAGAAACGATTGAATTATTGAAACCTATTGCGGAAGACTCGGAATTAAAAGCAATAATAGAGAAAGAACAAAAAGAAAATAAAGATTTATTTTCATATGCGATCATTGTATTCATATTCTTCATGAACACCTATAATAAATCTGATTCTGGTGAAATGACATTTAAAGTGTTTGGTAAGGAAAAACCAGTCCAAGAAATAATAGACTCTTGGGCAAAGGAAAACGACGGAAAAAACGAATATGATAAAGCAGTTTCTAGCGGCGAGTCAATACTAAAAATGTTGAATAAAGTCAAATCTTTAGATGTAATAAAGAAATCTGATAAAAAAACGAAGGAGCTTTGTAATTTTGGTATATGTGCCGTGAAACATACGATTGGTCTTATAAAGAATCTAAGTAAGATAACTCGTGGTGGGGACGACGGAGGCGGCGACGATGAAGAGGATAAACCGAAGAAGAAGACGAAGAAGACCAAGAAAGCCTCTGAAGACGACGAAGACGAAGACGCCGACGCAAACGCAGACGAAGAAGAGAAACCGAAGAAGAAGACGACAAAAAAGAAGTCAAAGAAGGCCGACGATGACGAAGAAGAATAAATGAAAGTCGGGTGGCGCATAGTATTCACATCCTTTTATTCAGCATAAACCTGAATAAAAAGTAGTATCGTTATATTAGTAGTAGTAGTATGAATACATTAAAAACGATGATCCGCAATAATTTAGCCGGCGCCGCCATTTTGCTATATATTATTGTATTTATGCTTGTCCAATACATCAATCCATCATTTATTTATAATGAAGACGGAAGTCTGCGCGAGTTTGGTGTTGGGTATTCGAATAAAACAATATTACCGATTTGGCTCGTTGCAATTGTATTAGGAATATTGTCGTATGTAGCCGTCTATTATATAACATTACCCGCGGTGAGGGTGTTTGTCTAGTCTCGCGTCGCATCGTGTCGTTTACCCGGTCACCGTCATAACCCGATTCTTCTCTTCTGCCTCCTTCTTCTTTGCCGCATCCTGTGTCTCTTTAAGTACCTGTGCGCGTATCTTTTGTTGTTCGGGTGTAAAAGAACAACCCATATTCAGTAAGTAATTATAACTGATTGATACAACCAACATACCGCACAGTGTCAACCAAACAAACTCTCCGACAATTGATTTCATCATTAAGAATTTCCGGATTTTCTCTAAGTCTTCTATTTTAGCCGACGGGCGGATGAGGCGCGATTCTTTGAAGCTGTCCCAGAAACGGTCAAGATTATCGAGAGAAAGTTCGTTGAGAAGGATAGATTGGTCGGTATAGATTTGTTCTAAAGCACGTCCAATATCGCGCTTGTTTTTCACATTATCTTCGGGGACGTCGGCGTTATCCTGGAGACCGCCGTCTCCACCTCCCTTCTGACCGCCGTCCTTCGGTGGTGCTAAATCAAACTGAGGCGTTAAAATCGCATTGAATACATCCTTTAGATCGGTAACAACAGATACAAATATATACCCAAATGTATTACTAAAAGGGGTGAGCCAACCAGGGAATACGACCAATGCGGCCTTAAGTGCACCTAAAACGACAAACCACGGTAATAAGGTTGCTATCAATGCGGTTTTTTCTTGGTCAAACCCGCAAATATCTTTTGACATTGCGAGATTGATGAAGTACTCGCCGGTTATTAGAACGATGAAAAATAAGATGTTAACACCGGTGCTTAACACACCATTTTTCGTGTATTTGTAGTATGAATACGCGGCAAATAATACTAAGAAGAATCCGATTGCAACTGATGAACTTAATTCCGCCATAATTACAATATACACGGATTATTTGTTTGCGTGTCGTGTCGCATCGCCGCGTTCCCGTATTCGCCGCGTTCCCGTATTCCCGTTATTTTTTATAGTAAGTGTATGTCCTGGGATGAACTTGAATGATAATGCACCGGCGCCTACATTAATTGAACCGGGTGTTCGATATTTCTTGAGTAAATCTCTCGAGCAGTGCCACAAGGTGAAAGAATATTACCATACGCAAACATTTAATTTTGCGGTAAGTGTTGGGTTTTTTTTATGTTTAGGCATCTTCTTGATGATTCGGTATAAGGGTAAACCTACTCCGGAGGAGGTGGAGGCAAAGAAGCGGCAACAGCAAGAATACATTCTCTCGAAACTCAAAATGGTAAACGCAACACATTACGCGCAAAGTAAGGGGATTCCAATGGATGCGCGAATACATCCCGCAGGAAATGGGATGGGGATGCTTACAAACTTACCATTATGGAAGAGTCCGGATGAGGATTATTGGAAACGGGATTACACCTGATACGCGGAGGCGGAGTATTCGTATACACGTAAAGATAAATAGATTTCTATCTTTGCTATTTATAGTAGTATAAGAGTATGTCGTCGGTATATCAGGATTTACACGCGGCAATTCAAGAACGGAGTGCGCAATCCGGCGGCGGCGGCGGCGGCGCTGCGTCTCGTATTGCAGAACAAAAACAAGCAGAGGACACCCGCGACAATTTGAAAAAAGCAACCCGTGTCCTTCTAGAAATGACGCGCAAACAAGAAGACGCATTAAAAAAGCATCTACAACGCGCGGCAGACCCAAATGAGTTTCGCGGATTGATTTATCCCTATCAACTTATTCCAGAAGAAGACCGCGTGAAGATTAACGAGGCAATTCACGGTTATTATTCAATGAAGGATAAATATAATTCTGCGCTTGAAAAACGTCGCCAACGCCTGATAAATGACCCCATTATCAACTGGTCTTCATTGTCGGCGCAACAAAAGGCGAAGCGCCTTGCGATGATTAAGCCATCGTGCATCGTCTGTAAGCAAGAAGGCGGTTCTATTTTCACAGAGACGGACGGGAAGTTAAAGGCGATATGTGGAAATATATCTCAACCGTGCGGGTTTCATATTGAAGTGTTTCGTGGGAAATACGTCAGTTTAGAAACATTGATGAATGAATCTCTCGAAGAGGTCCGCGCAACAAAGGATGAAATTATCCGAATGAAATTGGATTTATTATTTGGGTTCATCGGCGAGGATGAACTTCTGGAACAGTTTGATGCAATTCAGCATAAGCTACAGGAACAACTAAAAATGTACGCGGAGTTCAGGAGCTACTATTTAAGCGTGACTGACAATGATGATATGCGTCAGGATACCGATGTGCTAACTCGCGTTATTTCGGAGAAGGTTGCGCGAATTAAGGAGTATATGATAGAGTTTCAGGACTCTGAATGGAAGAATCGTAGCATTATCGATGATATTCTCGTGTTGTATCAAACCGATATTGAACCTGCGTATATGAAGTTGCGAGAGACAAAGTATATTTATTCGCAAATAGAGACAACCGAAAATGCAAATGGTTCACTTATCCAGATGTATAATGACCGCGAGTTCAATCTCTCGCAGAAGAAATATAGCTATAATGAGCTGTATATGCCGGTTATTATGCCGAAGTGGGTGTCTGATAATCGCATTGTAAGTAAACCGATAGGGCCGATGGCTGCTCCGGGAGGGGCGGGAGGAGGAGGGGCAGTAGCGCCGCCGGCATTGCGGAAATAATTGCGTTATTATCGCAACATAATATAACAATATCGTGCAATGTTTGACTTATTTAATCATATTTCTCTACCCGTGTTCATCATAAGTCTCTCGATTGGCCTATTTTATGTATACATCTCTGTTCCGAATCCCAAGATTATTTATGTCTACCCCACGCCGGATAACCTGCGCAATTTTCAATTTAAAGACCGCGCAGACAATTGTTTCTCATTCAAAGCAAAAGAAGTTTCGTGTGATAAGGCATCGGGGACGATTAAAAAGATACCGGTTCAGTAGAATGTTATGAATGTTGTATTATTATATAATAGTAGTGTTATATAATAGTAGTCGTCTAATAAATAATATGGGATTTCAACGGTTGCTTCATACTGAGACAGGCCGTATCATTATCTCCATCGTTCTAGGACTAGGGATTGCGTCATTGTTCCGAAAGGTTTGCAAGGACCGTTCGTGTATTCAGTTTCGCGCACCTCCACTTAAGGATTTAGAAAAGGATACATACAAGTTGGATGATAAATGTTATCAATATAAGACAAATGCTGTCAAATGTGATGCGAGTAAGAAAGAAGTTAAGATACAATAATAAAGATAACTCTATGTTATAATATAATACACGGACGACCGATTTAGAGATGACACTAGCAACGGAACCGGATATTTATTCACCGAATATAGACGACCAGGGGAATTATACGGATAAATGCCCATCATTCAATACACGCGCACTTGAAAATGGAATACGATGTCCGTGTGGAACCCGAAAAGATAAAGTATATCTCTCGGCGACATTATTCGCAGCGCATTGTAAATCCAAGACGCACGAAAAATGGATCAACGACCTGAATACGAACAAGATGAATTTTTTCAATGAGAATCAAAAACTCCGAGAGATTATTCGCGCCCAAAAAATAATGATCGGAAAAATGGAATTGGATATTTCTAGCAAGAATACGACGATTGGTTATTTAACGCAAGAATTGACGAAAATGATGGGCGAGTCGTCTAGTGCATCTTCGGAAAATGATATGGTATTGGTTTAGGCGAGTGTGCGCGTTAAAACCCCGGCCCCTTCGTTCTTAGTATATGTATATCCTCACGAACTGATATACATATTCAATAATTATGAGCGACACCACGAGTATTGATGACCTTCCTTTAAGTAGTCAAAATCCCATGTCAGGACACGGGAATAACGGGGCGCCCTTGATTTATTCACCAAATATCGGCGGTGGCGGTGGCGGCGGTGGCGGCGGCGGTGGTGGCGGTGGCGGACAGATGCAAGTCCCCGGTAATATTATGAATGAAGTTATGCAAGGTGTTCAACGCGCTAGTGCCAACGGAATGACAATGATTCCTACGAGAGATATTCCGATGAATCCGAACGCATTTACGCACGATGAACAGGCAAGACCGAATTATGTTCCTCAACCAAATATGGCACATTTCGAAGGCGGTGGCGGTGGCGGTGGCGGTGGCGGAGATTATATAACCGACCATACTTCAATGGAAAGTATTGTTCGCGCCAATGCACGTCAATCAAATCAAATCGATACGCTTGAAGCCATTTATTATGATATTCAAATTCCAGTATTAGTGGGTGTTATGTACTTTATTTTTCAGATGCCGATATTCCGCGCACAATTGATGCATTTTCTGCCCTCATTATTCGGCGAGGATGGAAATTTCAAAATGATTGGTCTTACAGCAACGAGCGCAATGTTTGCAGGGATATTATTCGTTATTGTCAAGCTGTTCAACAAATTGGGAGAGGGGTTGAGGTAATTTACTCACCGTCTATTCGTCTTAGTCCTTAGTCCTTAGTCCTTAGTCTGTTTTTTATGTTTGCGTGTTTTCGCACCTGACGACGAGGTTGCCTTTTTACGCGATGTCTTCTTTCCGGTATTTTCATACGGAATATACCGCAAGAACCACTCTTCATATTCTCGTGTATTTTTCTTGTTTTTCAATTCTTCATACTTTTCCGTTTTCTCGAACCGCATCGACTCTAACGTTGGCTGTTTTCCATAACAATTAATACTGAAACGCCGTAATAAACCGGTTTGTTTAAGGCGATTGTGTTTCTGTACATCAAAGAGAAATTGGGACATACATAGGATACGGTTGATGTCGTAATAGATGCGGTCGGCATAGATAAATGCCAAGTAAAAGCTGAGTAGAGTATCAATTGTCGCAATACGAATCGATTCATTATCGACCCGTATTGTATTGTAGCTGTGACACGCGAGTGGCTTATATAAAAAGGCGATAACCTCGTCGCCGATACGAATGTCATAATGTTCTGAGATGACCTCGCCAACCCCTTTATGTTTTGAATATTTAACGCCGGGGTAATTATGCGCAGTGAGTTCACGAACAATCGTTTCACACAATTGACGGGGTTCTTCTGAGAGAATATCGAAATCGGGGATTTTCTGGATGATGCGACGTTGGCGTTTTGGCATATACCGCGAATACAATAGATTTGCATACCCTCCGAAGAAAACCACGCGGTTTTTGATGAATATATCGCGAACAATACGGTAAACATCTGATTCAACAAGTTGTTTCTCTCGGTTGCTAGAATAAGAAATACTGGAAGAACTGACCGAGTATTCGGGACTCGCGCTACGGCTACGGGTAGAGCTACGGGTCGGGGTGCGGGTCGGACTCGCGCTTCGGCTTCGGGTCGCGCTCGCGCTTCGGCTTCGGGTCGCGCTCGCGCTTCGGCTTCGGGTCGCGCTCCCGTCCAATTTGCTATTTTTCATCGAATATAAGATAAACTCATCATCCTTCCCCAAAAATCGTTCATATCTTGCAATCAATCGATACCGATGCGTTATTTTATCTTCTTCTATCGCATATTTGAAATCACCAATTGTTTCCTCGTGAGATGGGACGGCGTAATACAAATGTTTCATATATGCACCTAAATGTCGATACTTTCGCATAATACCCGTTATAGCGTCTTTTTTCAATGCCTTTGCACTGGTATCGTCGTCGGCGTCGTCGTTGCGTCGGCCTCCACCGTCTTTTACGGAACGGGATTTCGATTTCGATTTCGTCCGATTTCTCGTTTTTGAAATACTAATCTCCCCCGTATTCGAAGCGGTCGCCCCCTCAAAACCGCGTTGATAGTCTATTTTGTCGCAATTATATCCTTTCAATGGATGATGCGTATTCAATAAAGTGAGACGTTTCTGGACTTTTTCCCAACGCGATACATCGCCATCGGGGCGCGACAGTTCTAGATACATTGCCATTCGAAGAAAGTCTGGCGGCGCATACCGTATTCTGTCCTTTATAATCGCATCGCGAGAGATTGCCTTGAATAAATCCGTCTCCATCTGCGTTATATCGGCAATTCCTGTGAAATTGACAAAGACCTTATATGTTCCGTGGTGAACACCTGATTTGGCTTCTACATCTTCATACCCCGCTTTATAATAAATATCGGCCAACGCCTTTGCGTCATCTAACGCATTGCTCGAATAAAAATCATAATCTGGAAGCTCGATGTCTTTATTGTAAAATTGCGCATCTTCTGGGAGAATATTATTGATCGCAGTTCCGCCATAACATACAAGTTTCTTATTTGCAATGAAATCCTCTACAATCGATATAATCTTCTTTATTTTAGGGTCGTGGGTTATTTCGGCACCCTTCTTTTTTTCTACCAAATCAACTGCTTCGCGGAGGATTTCTAGTTCTTTTTCATCATAGGATGCCTCATCTTGCTTAAGATTATACCTTTTATGTGGCATCGATGTCAATGAGAATATATAATTCTATGATACTTATCATAGGATTAGATAATATAATAGTGCTTCGGTAGGGCGGGGCGGGGGCGGGGGCGGGGGCGGGGAGAGATTAAAGAGTAATCTTGACGCCTCCGGCTGCTTCTGCCGGTTTGGCCTCCATAGAAGCCTTCGGGTTAGGTGGTGCAGGAGGAGCAATTGTTATGGGAACATAACGCAAATCCTCTGGTTTCAATATAAACGCATACCCAACAGATGCAAACTTGTCCTCATATGCTTTAAGTTTCTCATCGCGAACCTCCTCCTGAAAACACATGGCGACGATTTGGCATCCCCAAGTGAAGGGGCCGTTATGTCCGTCATTAATAGGTCGTCCCGCCTTTTCTGGAAGTACCAGACACATATTCTTCTTATTCGCATCCTTAAATGCTTGAGGGTCGCCCACATTTTTTACGCCAAAATAGGTATATTTGGACAGAAAGAGTGATTTAGAACTCATATTCATCAATTCGAATAACTTGGTTTTTCGGTATACGGGATTCGTTCCATCGACCATCAAAATGATCTTTCCCTTGAAATCCAGTAGATTTTCATTACCTAAATCCTTCGATTGATATTCGCGTCCATATTTTGGTCCAAGTAAATGCCGGGCAACCGACTTACTCTGTGATATTATTTTTGCGAGGTTATCGTACATTGTTATATTTTGCGACATAATTCGCATATGAATAATGAATGGGTCGCCGGGGTTCGGGCATTTCGACCCCGAGAAAACGTAATTCCCTAATACTTCTAATGCATCTGAAACTGGAATCTGATTATACGTCTCTTTATAATTGAACGAGTTGACAGATGATGATGAAATAACCGGTTGATTCTCTACTGAAAATACCTCAAAGTCAATGAAACGACAACCACGCGCAATAACATAAAGAAATGCATCCATACTTACATTTGAGTTTTTGAACTTGTCCGGGTTGAATGCATTGTGGGCGGCTTTAATATAATAATCGCGCAACTTGAATTTAGACTGACTGTCTTCCGCGTTAATAGACGTTATATTTTTGTCAATAAACTCTTTTGTGTCTGCATCTGCATTCTCCATACCTTCCTTTACGGGCGTGGGCGTGGGCGTGGGCGTGGGCGTGGGTGTCGGCATGGGCGTGTATTTATCCAACGATGTTGCAACCTTTTTACGCTGATGAATGGTCATTTCATCCTCACTCGTATTTACTGTGAAACCCTCGGTAGAAAGTGGAACCGTATTCTTGTTTGCTTGAATATGACCCCCATATCGTGATAAAATGTTAACAGCCATTGTGTCCATACTTAGCGCAAGAGGAGGAGGAGGTGTCTCGGTTTTTTTCGCGGCATTAAACCCCTCCCTTATTTTTTCGCGGGTTTGATAGCACCGCATTTTAATCATTTCGGATATCTTCCATATCGCGAAACTAAGAATAATAATACCTATAAATAAAATTTCCACCCGATATTCTTTCATTCTAATTATATATCATATATATTTTATAATACGAGTAGTTTTATATACGAGTCGTATTATAAGTAAGTACGATTCGTAGATTTATTTACGATTCGTAGATTTTTATATAAAGTTAATACAAGTAGAAGTTCAATCAAGAGAATACTAAATGACCGGTGGATTATTGAACCTAATTGCTACTGGCAATCAAAATGTTATTTTAAACGGTAATCCAAAGAAGTCGTTTTTTAAGAGCACGTATCTTAAATATACGAATTTCGGTCTTCAAAAGTTTAGAATTGATTTCGACGGTCAGAAAAAACTAAGAATGACGGAAGAATCCAAATTCACATTTTATATACCGAGATATGCAGAATTATTAATGGATACATACATATGTGTGACTCTGCCGTCAATATGGAGTCCGATCCATCCACCGGCTACCGCACAAGATATGTGGGCCCCGTATGAGTTTCGATGGATTGAAAATCTCGGAACACAGATGGTAAAGGAAATTGTTATTTCAGTGGGAGGTATGACGCTTCAGAAGTTCACTGGAAACAATTTATTGGCCATCGTAGAGCGCGATATTGATGCAACCAAACGCGAGTTGTACAATCAAATGACCGGACACGTCCCCGAGTTATATAATCCAGGTTGTTCGGGGGCAAGGCTCAACCAGTACCCAAATGCTTATCGTACAAATAATGTGGCGGGTGCTGAACCCTCAATACGTGGGCGCAAAATATATATCCCCATCAATTCTTGGTTCACAATGTCGTCCAAAATGGCGTTTCCACTTGTTTGTCTTCAATATAACCAACTTCAAATCGATGTAACGCTGCGACCAGTTAAGGAGTTATTCACTATTCGCGATGTAGGCGACCCTGGCAATTATTGGCCCGTTGTCCAACCCGACTTTACAAACCCCCTTCATCAAATGTGGCGATTTTTACACCCACCTCCCAGTATTGATCTCTCGCTTAACTCATACCCAAGCATCCGCACGGACTGGAATGCAGATGTTCATTTGATGGCGACATACTGTTTTCTCTCGGATGATGAATCAAAAGTCTTTGCAGCGAACCAGCAAAAGTACCTGATTAAGTCATACTATGATTGGACATTTCATGATGTAACGGGGAATAAAAAGCTCAAAATAGAGAATTCGATGGGAATGGTCTCTTCGTGGGCATTGTTCTTCCAGCGGAGCGACGTCAACCTTCGGAATGAATGGAGCAATTATACGAATTGGCCCTATAATTATTTACCGTATGACATCATACCCGCGCCGATTGACGATGACTGGCGATGCAACAACAACTTTACTGAAAACGTCTCTACTGCAAGTGATCTTCAAACGACTGCGTGGCGCGAACACCCCGTTTTCAACTTCAATAATGACCGGTATTATTATGACAAAAATGGACCGAAGAATGGAATCGGGCCGGGTATTAATCCCAGCGATAAACGTATGACCGGTCTTCACATAACGGGAGATTTTCAATCGGAAAATGAGCGCGACATTTTACAAATGTTGGGAATCTCTCTGAATGGGAAATACCGAGAGAATTTGCTTGATGCCGGCGTCTATAATTATGTCGAGAAATACACACGGACGCGCGGAAGTGCGAAACCCGGTATTTACTGCTATAATTTCTGCTTGAACTCCGACCCTCTCGAACTTCAACCTAGCGGGGCAATTAATATGAGTAAGTTTAATCAAATTGAACTAGAAATAGCGACAATCTATCCTCCATTGGATAATACGGCCGAAGTAAAAGTTATTTGTAATCCGAATACGGGAGAGGTTATCGGTATAAATAAGCCAAATGTGAATATTTATCTGTATAATTATGATTTACATATCCTTGAAGAACGGTATAATGTACTCACGTTTATATCAGGGAATTGCGGTTTAATGTATGCGCGGTAATACCCCTCAATAATATTCTCTCGTATATATAACTCGCATAACCCGTATAGAATGGCCGACGACAATGAAGATGACAAGAATGAAGACGCAGGAGAAGAAGAAGAAGAAGAAGAAGAGTCCGGTGGTACTTTTAGCAAAGTGGGTGGATTCTTTGGCGGCGATGACGACGCCGAAAAGGACGAAAAAGACAAAAAAGACGAAGATTCCTCCGCCGATACACCCAAAATCAAAGCATCTCCAAAATCATTATTCGATCTTAATGCACTGAAAGAGTTTGGATTAAGTGTTCTTACACTCTTTATTGAAACGCTCATTATTTCTATTATTTGTGTTAATATTCTTTTTTACTGTACTCCAGAAAGTATTCGCAATAATAGCTTGAATCTTGAGAAACTATTTCCGACTGATCGACACGAATGGCCGTATTGTTATACGAACGAGTATACCTCGTGTGAAACCACGGACGACTGCCAGGATAAATTCGGCGGAATTGCCGATGACCCCAAACTTGAAACACCGAAGAAAATATACCTGAAAGC